TGTATCCGCCATTATTGGATGACCTGGCGCTGTAGCTGTCGCCCAGGTTCAGCCACAGTGTCCCGTCATCGGCCAGGACGCGGCGTGTCTCGCTGAACAGTGCCCGCATGGTTTCGACGTACTGCGCGGGCGTGTCCTCCAGCCCGTACTGGCTGGGGTTCCCGTAGTCGCGCAGCCCGTAGTAAGGCGGCGAGGTCACTACGCTGTTCACAGATCCGGAGTCCAGCGAGGTCATGACCTCCAGCGCGTCACCCTGCCACAGTGTCAGCGTGTCATCGCGGTAGAACGGTGTCCGGGTCATCGCCTGCCTTCCTCCAGTTCGGTGACGGTCAGCGCCAGCCCGACAGGCCGGGCGTCGGCGTAGGCTTTCCAGGCGGACAGCCCGCAGCACAGCGCGTCATCGCGCCACACGCCGGCGACGGTGAGGGCGTCGAATACGGCGCGGATGAGCTTATCCAGGTCAGGTTTCACGCCCGGCCAGGGGGGCGCTGACGGGCGCAGGATCCCGGCGTTGCGTCCGGTGCCGTAGTGCCCGGCGGGCCTTGGCAGGTAGAAACCCAGGGACGCCCGGACCGGACGGACGAACGGCCCGGACCCGGCCATGGCCCGCTGCGCCTGCCCGGCCAGCGTCGCCCGCCAGTCGGCCAGGGACGGGTTATCGTCCACCATGACCACCCGGCCCGTTTTCGCATGCCGGAACGCGCGTTTGGATCCCTGCGGGACGGGCAGGCCCAGGACGTCCACCTGGAACGGTTCCGCTGTCATCGCCGCCACCAGGTCAGCATCCGCAGCGCCGACAGGACCAGCAGCGCCAGCACGATTCCGGCGAGCAGGCCGGCGAACAGCCCGACCAGCGCCGCGGTCATGGTCTGCGCCAGTTCCAGGAACTGCTGTCCCTCGTTCATGCCGTGCCCTCCAGTCCGTCCAACAGGCTCATCTGGCCGGGCAGTTCCCCGTCCGGCGTCAGCAGCAGGGCGTCATCCTCGGCCCGGAACGGTTCGCCGTCCAGCATGTCCTGGAGCGCGGCGACGGCCTGCTGGGTCACCACGCCATTGCCGCAGGCTTTCAGCATGTCCTTACTGCTGATGCCTATGGCCGGGTCCGTGATCCAGCCGGCGGGCTGGCCCATCATCCACTCGGTAAAGCGCGGCGACAGGCGCAGCGCGCCCCTGGCGTTCGGTTCCGTCGGGGACGGCGCGGGTCCCATGATGGCCTCCCAGCGCCGGATCGCCGGCTCATACGCGCCCCACTGGATCCCGCTTTCGTCCGCGAGGGACACGGCGGTGGACGGCATGGTCCGGTCACCCTTGGAGCCGCGCTGATTCGGGCCGCCCTTCTCCCCGTCCGATGCCCGCGGCGTGGGCATCATGGCCATGGCGGTGACCAAGTCAGGGCCTCCGGATCCCGGCCTGGTGAATCGTGCATAGTCCGGCCCGGACGTGGCCAGTTTCGCCTCCGGTGTCGGTAGCAGTCGGCCGCCGTTCATTTCGGCCAGGTCCTTGGCCACGCCGGGCAATAGCTTTTCCCCGTTCCGGTCCCCACTGCGGGCCTCCGACCCGCCCATGGTCATGCCCACGGTCGGCGTCGGCAGCAGTGACACCGTCGTGCGGAGGTCCATGCCCCCGTCCCCGTGCTTGCCTGGTCCGTTCGTGTCCGAAGTCCGCACCGTCGGGAGCAGCGCCACATCGTCCATCGGTTGGGGCAGCTGGTCCGGGTCCACCAGGTCCACTATCTGCCCGGACAGGCGCAGTGAGTGATTCCGGAGCTTACACATCGCCGGGGACTCCATACCCCCGTCCGCTTCCACGGCGCGGGGCGTTCGCAGTAGTGGCAGGTGTTCGCTCTCGCCGGCGGGCGAGGATGAACACGCGGAAGCGTCCGTGCGGCGCGCCCACGTCGGCAGCTCGTAGGCCACGCCATTGGCAGTCATACCCGATGTCGGCCAGGTCGCCCAGAACACGTCCAAATGCCCGCAAAACAGGCTTTCCGTCCCCGGCGTCTCCCATACATCCCGGGCAGGGTTCCAGATCGCTAACGGCTGTGGCACTGTAGGCCCCTCTCACGTTTTCCCACACCACATAGCGCGGCTTTAGGACCGCGATGGCTTCCCGCATTTGCGCCCACAGGTTGGACCGGGTGCCATCCGTCATGCCCCGGCGGCGTCCGGCGGCGGACAGGTCCTGGCACGGGGATCCGCCCGAAATGATGTCCACGGGTTCCACTGACGGCCAATCCACGGCGGTGACATCGCCCAGGTTGGGCACGCCGGGCCAGTGGTGGGCCATGATCGCTGACGGTGCCGGGTCGAATTCGGAATACCAGCGCAATTCCGCGTCAAAGACCTGTTCCACGGCGCGGCCCAACCCGCCGTAACCGGCGAACAGTTCACCCAGAGTCAGGGTCATGGCGTCAGCTCGCCCGTGGCCGGATCCACGCCGCCGGGCGTGTACGTCTGGACCTGTTCGTCCACCTGCCTGGCAAGGGCCAGCGCCGTGGACTGCGGCAGTTCGGTGACCAGGGCACGGAAACCCGTTTTGCGGATCATGGCGTCGCGGTCCGTGGCCCAGGGTCCCCTGTCCCCCGCCGCGCCACGCGCCTTCCGGTCCATGACCGCAGAAATCGGCAGAAACCTGTCCTGAACACCGGAGCCGACTTCCGCCCAGGCCAGCACGCCGATGACCTCGCGCCTGTCCTCATAGTCCAGCGGTTCCCACTGGGTGAACTTGCCGCCGCGGGTGGAATCATAGCCGCGGCGGAACGTGTCGCCCTCACGGATCAGTTCCGCGCCCAGCGCGCCGACCCGCCCGGAGCGGCGGGCCAGTTCCAGCAGGCCCTTGTATCCGATGATGGGCACTACCTGTTTTTCCTGCTGGCCGGTGGTTTTGTTTTTAACGCTGCGCGGGGTGAGGTAGAACTCTCCCAGCAGCCCGCCGACTTCCAGGCCCAGCCGGGCGGCGGTCATGAACGCGCCCAGCAGACTGTCAGGCGTACACATTTGCAGTTCCGGGGTCTGGCGCAGTTCGGTGATGGCGTCGCGGACGAACTTTTCCACGGCGAAGTCTTTGGGCAGGGTGCGGGCGAACTGCCCGGCCATGGATTCGACCAGGTCCACCGCCGTGGCGCGGCCCTGCTGGGCCTGGGCGTCCCCGATGGCCCGCGCGAGGTCCTGCCCGGAGTCCTGCTGTTGTTCTGTCATTCAGTCCTCCAGGGTGGTGATTCGCAGGGCACCGCGGCCCGTGACGGGTTCCTTGTACTTCTCCAGCAGTTCGGGGTGGTCGGCGGCCAGTTTGCGCTGGTTCAGCCGGCGGACGGTCTGCGGCTTCCATGTCGCGAGGATGTCCCCGGACGCGGACACGATGGACGTCCTGCCTTTGAGGGCGGTTTCGACGGCGAACTTGGCGCGCGCCTCCGCGGCTTCCCAGTTCCGTATCTGCGCCCGGGCCTCCGCGATGGTGGCCAGCTGCGCGTCCAGTTCCGGGGTGGCGGTGACCGGCTCCAGGGATTCATCCGCGGGGAACAGGGCCGCGAGTTTGTCCGCGTCCTGGAACACGGGTTCCGGACGCACGCCCTCGATGATGTGGTGCGCCCACCAGGCCCCGCCGTAGCCGATAATCTGCCCGATGACTTCCGGTGACCTGGCGATGCGGACGGGTTCCATGAGCCTGCCCGGCCCGCCGTCGCCGCCCACGAAACACGCGACCCATGCCATGTCGTGGCCGGTCACGGCCAGTTGCTGCTGGACCTGGACCTGGACCATGGCGGGCGGGTTCCCGTCCGTCCAGTAACGCCTGTAGGACCTGACGGACGTGGTTTTGACTTCCAGCAGCGCCGACACCTGCGCGCCGGCGCGGCCGCGTGGCGCCAGCCCGAAATCCGGGGTGGCGAGCATCCAGTGGAATTCGGGGTGCCGCAGCAGCCCGGGCGTGGGGATGAGCTTGCCCAGGTGCGGGTATTTGCTGACGGTCCAGCGCGCCACGGTGGACTCCAGGCGCTGCCCGGCTTCCGTGGCGTCGCTGGATTCCTCCACGGGATCGCCGGCTTTCTTGTCCAGCCAGACGTCCAGCCCGGTCCGGTACGGGTTCAGGCCCAGGACGGCGGCGGTGTCGGATGCGCCCAGCCCGGACCGGCGGGCGGCCAGCCACCTGGCCCTGTCGCGCCGGTAGTCCTTGGCGGCGAGGACCAGGGATCCGCCGAACCCGTGGGGCGCGTCCATCAGGCGGCCGTCCCGTCGTGGGAGAAGAGTTTGGCCACGGGAACGCCCAGGACTTTGGCGATGGCGTCAGCCTTGCGGCGTTCGATGCCGCCCCGGCCTGCCGCCACGTTGCGGATGTGCTGGTGGTTTATCCCGCCGGCGGCGGTGCCCAGCCACCTGGCGCTGATGCCGGCGGCGGTCATGGCTTTGTCCAGTTCCGTGGGTTCCGTGTCCGTCCTGCGTATGGCCCTGATGTAGACGTTTACGTCCGCCACGTCCAAACCTCCCTAAGCGTGCGTCTAGTATCTTTAGACGC